TGTTAACTTGCATGAAGTTTAAGTGTGCATCGATGTGTGCTCTGTGATCCTGACCAGGAAAAGCTTGAAAAGGTTTCCCCGCAATAGCTTGAATGTGTTCCATGGCAGGATCCATAGGGGTTGGTTGAGCAGGTGCTGGTAAAATTGCATTTACATTTTTTACACCGATGGCTTCATACATAGATCTATATGCTTGATATAGATTATGAATTTGTGGATTCGATTGCGCTAATTGTAATTGTGTTTGCGCCATAGATATTCTTTGTGTTTGTGAGAATATATTTGGATCTGCTACAGGTAAGATATCTACTTTGTCATCAAAGTCTGTAACTTTAACTACTCTTGATCCACCAACAACATCATAAGGATATTCTGATGGTAAATAAGTTTTAAATATATCAGCTAGTAATTTAAATTCTTGTTTTAATCCTACGTATAATCTTTTGTGTATTGCTGACATTACCCGCGATCCACGCTCCAATAATGCTACTGTTGTTCCAACTGCAGCTCTTTGGTTTCCGTCGCCCACTTGCATATCTGCAATAGCCGCGAAACGTTGACCTGCACCAACTACAATACCTAATAAATTTAATAATGTTGGAGATGGTTCTTTGTAAGGTAACGTCATAAACTGATCACGAATGTTGCCACCCGGAGCGTCTACATCTCTAAACTCTCC